CGGCCAGCCCGTTTTCGACCGCCTCCGCGGCGGTGAAACACTGCGCCTTGGTGGCGCGCACCTTGGCATCTTCCATGCCGCGGTTGCGGGACACAGTGGCGACGAAGATGTCGTAAAGTCCGTTGATGCGATCCTGCCAGCGCGCCTTAACCGCTTCGGGCAGCGCCTCATAAGGATTGCCATCGACCTTGTGACCGCCTTCCGGCGCATGCACGAAGGTGATCTTGTAGCCGTATTTGTCGAGCGCAGCGCTCATATCGACGTGCATGGTGACGACGCCGATGGAGCCGACGCCGCCCGTGCGCGACACCGCGATCTGGTCGGCAGCCGAGGCGATCGCGTAGCCCGCCGAATAGGCGCTCTCATGCGCAAATGCACGCACCGGCTTGGCACCGCGCGCGGCGAACAGCTTGTCCACCAGCTCGAAGCACCCGGCAACTTCACCACCAGGCGTATCGCAGATAAGCGCGATCGCGCGCACGCCATAGTCGGCCAGCCCACGCTCCATCGCACGCGCGATGTAAAGATAACCCGTCGCCCATGAGCCGAGCGCCCAGGGGAAATCATGCAGCAGAACGCCCTTCACCGGGATCTGCAACACGCCATCGACAACAACGTAAGGGCGATACTGCGCGCGCCAGTCGTCAGCCGCGGGCCAAAATCCGTCGCCAGCTTCAGCGCGGGCAGCCAGCATTTCTTCAGCGCGCGGATGGCGCAAAACGGCTGCAAGCGATGCTTCGAAGCGGTTATGCATTGCAGGTTCAACGAATGACGGGACACCCGCGAAGCGAGCCTTCAAAAGCTCCATCATGCCGCTTCTTCCTTCTTCGTTGAGGTGTCGTCCTCGGCCGGTGCGACCTGCACAATCACCTGCCCGTTGCCCTTGCGGCTCAATGTGCCCACCGGCAATCCGTATTGCCGCTCCAGCTCCATCTCATGCGCGATCTCGCGGGCGCGCTGCTCCTGCACGTCGCGGGCATCCTTGCCCTGCTCCGCGCATTCGTCCTGCAGGCTGGTCAGGTTGTTGTCCATACGCGTGCCGGCGGCCTGCGCTTCCTTCAGCGGATCGACCCAGCCGCGGCCGGCATAGATCCACTTGGCCTGCGTCCATGCGAGGCGGCGGGCGTAGAAGTCCACCGGACGGCAGTCGGGAATACGGCCGCGGTTGACGGCTTCCTCGAACCACAGGTCATAGACCACGCTGCACCAGCCATCGCTGATCAACTGGCGGCAGCTATAGAAATAGCGCCAGGCCTCGAGGAGTGCAGCGCGCGCCGACGAATAGTTGGTCTTGCTGAAATCCTTGAACAAAAGTTCATAGGGCAGATTGAGGCCGGTGCCGATGTGGCGCAGCATGAGCGTGGCGAAGGTGTCCAGCTCGCCATCGGGGCCGCCGGGAATGAACGGCGTCAGCTTGGTGCCCGGCGGCATGGGGATGATGGCGCCGCCGCGCATCTGGACCCGCCATTCGTTGAGATGCGCCTGGTACTTGTCGACGTTCTCGCCGCCGAAGCTCTGCGCGAACTGTTCCTGATCCAGCGGTGTTTCCATCGCCGCGAAGATCATCGCATTGAGCACGGTGGAGCGCAGCTTCTCCACCGTCAGGTGGTCATACATCTTGAACATGCGGGCGACGGCCGCGATCGGCGGCTTGCCGCGGTTCTGGCCGATGCGGTCGGGCTCGAAAGCATGAATGACTCGGGCGCGGTTGAATTCCGTCCATGCCGGAATGCGCTCCCACTCCCCGCCACCGAACATGCTGCCGACGCCGAACCAGTCGCCGGGATGGCTCTTGCGGATGTGATAGGCGATCGGCGCGCCATAGGCGTCGATTTCCTTGCCGCCGCGCAGCTTCGCGCTGTCCGACTTGCCATTCGGATTGGAGAGCCGGGCGGGATCGACAAGCTGGATAGCCGTATTCCAGCGCGAGCCGCGATCTGTCAGCCACAGCGGCAGCGCCAGCATCTCGCCCGCACTGGCGATCGTGCGGGCCTGCAGGCGCGTGGCGCCATGGAAATTCAGGCACGACGCCGCGTCGAAATAGACGCCATCGGCGAAGCTCTTCCACTCGGCCTCGACTTCACGCGACCAGCCATCGACCCAAGCCGCATCCTTGCCGAGCGCGATGCGGTCCGGGTTCGGCTTGCACATGACCCGCGGGCCGACGACGTTGTCCACATACGTGCGCTCGGCGCCGGCTGCGACGCCGTTGTTGCGAGCGAGATCGTCACCGCGGGCATTGATGGTGTCGAGTTCGCCCAGCAACGCCGCATCCGGCGAGATGCGCGGCGGCGACCAGGTCGCCATGTCCTTGGCGTTCAGCGACGCCGCGGCATAGGCGGTCTCGACCTCCGGCATCGCCGCCATCGCCCGCGGCGGCGGGATGATGGTGATGGCCGGCTTCGCCGACGACAGGAATGGATTTGGCAGGGTCTCGCTCATGCCTGTCCTAGAACGTCATGTGGATGGGACGAAGCTGGCCGGCGCCGGTGCCGTCCAGCTTGCCGATGCGCGCGCGCAGCTGCGCGATGTAGCTGTCCAGCTTGCCGAGATCGGCGACGGCGAAAGTCACGTCGTTCTGCCCGTTATAGGCGACGCGCTGCGCCTGCTTACCAACCGCGGTCTTATGACGGGCAAGCTCGGCATCGGCGAGCCAGGCGCGCAGCTGCAGGAGTTCGGCGGACTCAGCCATTGGCGGGACCAGCCTCGCGCAATATCTCGATTTCGACCTTGGAGCCGATGATGCGCGCACCGAGCGCCATCAGCATGATGCAAATCCGCATGCGAGGCACAAAGGTCTTCGCTATCTTCACCTTGAAGGTCGTGAACTTCCATGCCGATTTGTTGTCGAGTACCAGAGTCGCCATAGGTTGCCTCCTACAGATATGGATCGCTCGCGACGACCGGTCGCGGCGGAACGAAAGGTTTGCGTGCCATCGCGGCCAGCGGCTGCGCCTTCACCGCAGGCGCAGTGCCCTCCGCGAGTTCGGGCATCTCGGCTTCGGCGTCATCCTCGACGACCGGCGTCACCGCCGTCGCCGTGCTCGGCTGCTGATCGAACAGATCCGGCGCGAGCGGCGCCGACAGCTTTGCGAGTTCGGCAGCGCGCTCGGCCCATTTCTGTTCCGACCACGCCCACAGGCCTTTGTGATGCGTCAGCGCGACGTTGTAGACGCGGCAATCCAGCCAGTGGTTCGCGCCCTTCTTTTTCCACTGCCGCTCGCCGTCGATCGTCGCCACATATTCCGACGACATGTGCTTGAAATACTCGTCGGGCGCGTCGGCTGGAAAGTGACAGTAGCCGGTTGGGAAACCCGACTTGTCTTCCTTCGGCAGGCGGCCGAGATAGATCATCAGCGCAGCCTTGATCCCCCAAGTGCCGACCAGCCAGATTTTCACGCCGTAGCGCTTTGATCGACCGGCGTTCGGACCGTGATGCTTCAGCTCGGCATCCTTGGCGCGGAAGATCGCCGGCTTCGACCAACCATCCTCACCCTTCAGCGCCAGCGCATTGTGCCGGCGCTTCACCCAAAGACTGCAGGCATCGATGTTGTAGCCGGAGTCGACGCCGATCAGATCGTCGCCGAGCTTCACGCCGTTATGCAGCCGGAAACCTTGATCGACGATCACATCCAGCTTCGGCCATGCGCCCTCGAAGGCGGCGTCGGTGGCGCCAGAGAGATAGCCGCAGCCGATCAGCCAATTTTCCTTGTTCGGGCCCCAGCCGAGGCGTTCCCAGTAGATGCCATCGCCCTGCACGTCCGCCGACAGCGTGAAATACAGCGCGCCGGCCGGCGCATGCCCGCGATGCCATGAGGCTTCGCGACGCGCCGACAGCAACTCCCACTGCGGCCCCTCGCCCTTCACCTCATAGGGACGGCCAAGGCCTGCATTCTGGAATGGACGAACCTTCTCCGGATCGTCGCCGGCCTCCGCTTCCTGCCGGGCGAGTTCGTCCCACGTTTCGAACGTGGTCATCTCGCCGGTCAGCGCGTAGCTGTGATCGATGCGCGCCTCGTGCGGATCGCGCCAACGCGCCGCATCGCTGCGGTGCATGTGCGCCGGAGGCACCTCGCCGTGCTCGTCCGGCACCATGGGTATCCACGTCGCGCCGCGCGCCAGCGACTTCATCACCGGCTTGTCGGCGTCGATATGTTCTGCTTTGCAGACCGGGCAATGCCACCGGCACTGATACGGCGCGGACTTGTTGCGCTGGATGTCCTCGAAGCACACATCGGCGATCGTGCCGCAGTCGTCGTTCTTGCAGGCCATGTAGAAGCGGCGCTGGTCGCTCGCCTCATAGTCCTGGTCGATATTCTCGCCCTTGATCACGGGCGTCGAGATATCGAGCACCTTGGCCAGACCATAGCGGCGGAACGTCTTGAGCCGCGCGTCCGACAGCTTCTTCGGATCGCCTTCGCCCTCGGCGTTCTTTGTCCATGCCGAGCGATCGTCGCGCACCATGAAGCGGATCGAATGCTGACGCAGCGTCGCGGCAGAATTGGCGCCGGCAAACAGCGTGAACCCGCCCTTGAACTTCAGGCGATCGGCGGTCGATCCGTCGCCGGTCCGCGATTTTTGCGCCCGCACTGCGCCGCCCTTGGCCGGGTTGAGCACATCGGTCGCGGTGATTGTCGGATCGAGCTTTTCGACCCGCCAGTCTTTTGCCGCCTTGACCGTCGGGCCGACATACATGGTCGGACCCGGCGTGAGATGCATGATCGAGCCGAGCCAGTTGGCGCCGACTTCGGAGCCGCCGGACTGGGCGCACTTGGCCAGCACCACCGAGTCACACGGATCGTCCGGTGAAAGGCGGTCCATGATCTCGACCAGTTCGGGCGAGACCGTGTTGTTCCACGGACCTGGCAACACTGACGACTCGGCCGAAACGATACGATGCTTTGCCGCCCATTCGGAGACGCGCAGGCGGGCATCGGGACGAAGCGCTGCCGCTGCGGTGCGTTCGACGATGGCACCGTTGGCCTTGATGCGGCGATCACTGTATTGGCTCAGCACCTTCGATGTCCTCGGCATCGGTATCGAGCGATGCGTCGTCTTCCTCGTCGCTGCCGGCCTTGTCAAGATCCGCAGCCAGTGCCGTCAGCACCTTGCGCAGTTCGTCGTCGATGATCGTTTTCACGGCGCGCTCGTCTGTGACATGCGCGACGCGCGGTGCGCAGATCGCCGGCACCGACAGGATGCGATCGCGTAGGCGACGGAAGATGTTGAACACGCGGTGTTCGGTGTCGGCCTTATCGACCAGCTTGAGCAGCCGTTCGTCGAGATCGAGCCGGTCGTTCTCCGCGCCGTAGGCCGCGCGGACTTCCTTGTGCTTCAGATAGCCGCGGGTTTGCGGCTCAGCATTTTCGTCAGGCTCATCTGCCGGCGGCGGCGCCAGCCCATCGATGGCGAGACCGGGATTGCGCAGCGCCTGCGCCGGGTCCGTGTGTTCCTTCGTCGCCCGATCATATTCGACCAGGTTCACCAGCACCGACGTTCCTTCACGTCGCACCGTGATTGCGCCGCTTTCCGCGAGCTTGTTTACCCGCTTCGAGATCGCCTGCTTCGACTTCCCCTTCGCCTTCGCGATGTCGGTGATCGACATCCAAAGTTCCGCCGCAGCGCCGTCAA